TTAATGAACGGTGCCCACGGGCACATCCTGGCTCAGGACCATCAAGAAACGCTCGATCTGACGCCATTCGCAGAAGCGAATCGCATTGCCCAGCTCTCGATAATGGCGGCTGCGCGCCGCAGCCTCGTCCATCGCAAGCGTGCCGAACTGCGCGAGCAGGTCATGCGCCTGATCGATACTGCTGCGATTGGCGATGTAGAACAACTCTTCCAAGCGATTGACCTCATATAAGCAACTGGAGGTAAGCAACGAACGCGTATCACCACTCAAGCGGCATGCCAGAAAACGAAAAATGGCGCAGTTGCGCGACTTGAATGGTCGACAGAAGGTTTACCAAGTCCCCGGACGGGACGCGACGTCCCGTTATGACACGGCCGGGACACCCTATGGCGCGGAGCAGCGGGGCATGGCATGGGGCGCGAATGGAACAGCATAGCGGCAAAGCCTCGCGCGCCGGCGGCGCGATCATCGCCCTCTCGATCATGGCCGGCGCGATCATCGGCAACATCTTGGGACAGCCGTCAATCGGCATGGTCGGCGGTACCGCCATCGGCGTGGCAATCGCGCTGGCGCTCTATCTGTACGACCGCAAGCGCGGCTAGCCGATCTTCCGTCCGCACCACAGAACCCGGCCGACGACGGTCAGCGTGGCCGGATCATAATCGACGATATCGGGGAACGCCGGATTATCGCTGCGGATGACGAGCGGTCCGGCTCCCGCACTGACCAGCCGCTTGACGATCAACACATCATCCAGCCGCAGCACGTAGATCGCGCCCGAGCGCAGCACCACGGCATTTCGATCCACCAATATGTCGTCGCCATCGAGCAGGGTCGGCTCCATCGAGGCCCCCGTCACCCTGATGATCGACAGTCCGGTCGTGCGCGTCACGCCCAGCCCCCGCAGCATCGCGGCGTCGAAACCGATCGGCGGCCCATACTCCTCGATTTCGGCGATCGCGCCAGGGCCGGCTGACGCGCCGATTTCCACCCGCGGCACCGGCAACAATGCGGGAGGAGAGGGAGCCGCAGCAATCGCCCCGCCTCGCCCCCCGAGGCGTTCCTCGGATATGCGAAAATAAGCTGCCAGCTGCGCCCGATCCTCCTCCGACAGGCGTCGGGGCGAGCCGCGCTTGATATATTGCTGGATATAAGCCGGGTTGCGGCCAAGCAGCCGCGATAGGGCGCTGTAATCCTCGCCATGTTCGCGGATCAGGGCGTCTAGCGCCTGACGGGCATCGTCAACCATTCCCCTCCATTATCGATAGGATTTTTCCTAGACAAGTAGGAAATGAATTAGAACATATAGCGAACACATGAGTCGAGGAGGAACAGGACCATGCATTTGCTATCGACCATCGAGTGTAGCGCGCCAAAAACTCGCGACAAAAATTAGCGGGCTTCGCCGGAGTTTCTGTCGCGGTGGTGAGGGTAATTTTTGTCGCGAGCCGAGGCCCCATGAGGGAGCGGATTAGGACCAGGCTATCCTGACCAAGCTGGGGGCCTCGCGAGCCGTACCATACCTGTCTCCGCTCCCGGCTCTCGCTGGGTATCTGGTGGGCCGTTATACGGCGGGCCCAGCACCGTGCGTCCTGTGTTAGCCGATTAGCTCCATGCCAAGGCTTGCGCCCCGGTACCACGGCTGGTGAGGGACGCCCCGCACCTCTGCTCACTGAGCCCCAATGGGCGAAAGTTAGACGCCGGTCGCGATACGCCGGCTGGCGCGAATGCGTCCGTAGATCGCGACCGTGGCGAGCACACCCGCGACGATCGCGTTGATCTGATTCGCGCCATCCGGCCCCAGATCGATGCCGAAGGCCGACAGGCCACTGACGATGGCAGCGCCGGCCGACGACCAGACCGTGAGGGATGCGAAGGGGCCCTTGGTGGCGTTCATGTGCTTGGCTCCTGAAACCGGATTGCAATGCCGCTTCAGCGGCGATGCACCCATGTCGCAGGAGAAGGCGCGAGGGCCCACCGTCCGCCAGCGGACTCATATCCATTGTTCGATGCGGAAGGCCCACCGGCTGGAGCCAGGCGCGCGCCGCTCGTAATAGTCCAATCGATCAAAGGTACACCAGTGGGTTCCTTCGTTTGTCGCTGGCACACCATCGCCGACATCCTCGACCATGACGAAGGGGACGGTCTCGCCGACATCCTCGGTAAAGGCGTAGAGCTCCTCACGCTCATCCTCGCTTAGATCGGCAAAGGTCCACTGAAAAACGGACTTGCGCGCGCCCAGGTCGACGCCGAAGCCCCCATCCGGCAACCGCTCACGCGTGCCGGTGTCGACGACAGCGCGACCGCCGCCCCATTCCTGGCCCCATTGGGGGCGGAACGACAAACCGGCGCGCAGGATGCCGGCTGTCAGGTTTGGCCCACCGTCGCCCTGGTTCACGATCACGCGAATATATCGCGCTGAAACCGGGGCATCGAGCACCGTCAGCAAATGCATCAGCCCGCGGCGCTTTCTCGGCATGACGGCGACGGTGGTCCCCAGCGCGGTCGCGCCGATCCCAGAGGCGGAGGCGGTGCTATAGGTCACGGACCATGTCGTACCAACGACGCCATTGACCGATCCGAGGTAGACGAAGTCGATCTCCTGAACGGAACCGAGGTCGAGGATGGCGGCGACTTCGGCCGCCGACCCACTGATCCACGCCTCTTTCGGATTATCGGTCAGGAGATTGACACCACCAGTGCCCGAGGTCGTGTCTACCCCCTGGGCGTCGGCCGGTCGGCAGATGACGATTGGCGACATCTAGATTCTCCGCAGGACTGTGAGCACGGTGCAGCCCGGCACCTGAGTTTCGTCGGCACCGATGACATAGCAGGCGACCCCGGCGTCATAGCCGAGGCTGTCGATCGTCAGCGTCACCACTGTGCCGACAAGGTCGCGACGTCGACCATGGACGACATGCGCGTCCCCGACTTTGGGTGGGCCGAGGAAGGCGAGCTGGCGGCCGCCTTCGTCAACACCGGCCGATTTATGGGCGAACGGCGAGATGGCCTCAGTTTCGATCGCCTGTGTTGGCCACCGAGACGCAAGCAAGCCGTCTGCGCTGGTCGCATATAGCGCGTCCGCCTGCAGCCACTCTCCATAGCTCGCCTCTACCGGCATGAGTTAATCTCGCCCGCGATCAGGCTACAGGGGACGTCTGATTGGCCAACAAGAGCTGCAGGCCCGCCACCTGAGCCTGCAGCCCAACGATCTCGGTGGCCCGCAGCTCACGCTCGGCCGTGAAGGCTGCCATCTTGGCGTCGCGGTCGGCGGTGACGGCCTCCCCGGCCGCCACCGCGGCTTCCAGCGAAGCGGTAAGCTGCGCCACTTCCGCGACCCGCTGGTCGCGATCGTTGGTCATGTCGATCAAGGCGGCCTCGGCCGCACCCTTGGCCACGTTAGCGGCGTCGCGCTCATGCGTCAGGTCGATGAAAACGACATCCAGAACGCCGGGCAGATCGTCGGCGGACAGTACGGTCGGCGCACGATAGGTGGCATCGGTTATATTGCCTTCGCCATCCAAGATTTCGACAATCTTCTTTTGGTGGATATTCCACACCAGGCTGCCGTCATCCTGAACCATCAGGATTTCGCGCACGCGGGTACGAACGGTCTCGGTCATCAGATCACCTTCCATGCTGAACCATTGGATTGAACGCCGACGCCTACCGCGCCACCCCCGGCGACGGTTGCGCCCCAACTGGGCGCGCTGGCGTCTGTCACATAGGCTATCGCTCCAGCACCCACGCCCGATGCTGAAGGAAGCGTCGCAACCGTATAGCCACCCGGCTTGATCGTGCCGGTCGCTGCGATCGACCCCGTGACATCGACGGTGACGGTCGGCGCGCTCGTGCCGCCGAAGCGTGAATTGCCCGCAAAGGCATTGTTCGCTGTGCCGGCCATATAGGCATTCCAGCGACCGCTGGCCGCGTCGATGGCACCATAAAAACCGGCATTAAAAGCCGCCCCCGTCAGATTGCTGTTGGCGAAGAAGCCGAACTGACTGGTCAGCGTCGCCCCGGCCCCGATCGTGGACTGCGTTGCGCGGTAATAATATGCGTTGGCTAGCGTATAGGAGCCTGCCGCGAGTGTTAGGATCGCGTTGTAAATCCGTGCATCCGAAGTCACGTCCGACTGCACGATCGGCTCAAGCGACATCGCACTCGCCGTCGTCGCGCCCGTCAGGTTCTTGACCTGTCTGTGATTGTAACCTGTCACCGAGGTGGTGCCATGACCGATATTGCCGTTGCTGCCCTCCATGTGGAGGCGAACCGAGGCGGCCGTTCCAAGGCTCAGATTTTTGTTCACGTCGGAAAAGATGAAGCTGTGGCCGCTGGCATCTGTCCTGATGTCGAGGTCGCCGACCGTATTGCCTATGAGTATCCGCGCCCCGGCAGCCCCTGAGTTCTTGAAAACGCCCTGCGTACTGTCGCTGTTGGAAACATGGACGGCATAGCTGGGCGAGATGCCGAAGCCAGCTTTGCCGCCGAACACGACGCCATAGCCACCGCCGTCTATGCTGACCTTATCCGACCCGTTGACGCCGATCAGCATCACCTCGGTCCCGGCTGCGATGTTGCCGCTGAGGTAATAGGCGTTCGACAGCCGGACGTTCGCACTGTTCACCGTCACCTTTGCGTCGATGCCGAGCCGTTCGACGCCTCCGACAGCAATACCGATCGAGTTGGAACCCTTGCGGAATATCCCCGTGTCCTGATCGGCCGCAAAGCTGATGCCGGGCGTGCCGACGAGCCCATCACCGAACTTGCCAGCGCCCGCGCCGCTCAGCATCGCTGAATATTCGACGACGAGCTGCGTTACGGCCGCCATCGTTGACTGGGCGAACCCTTGGGTGGGTATGACCAAATGCGCCCCGAGGCTCGCCACTGTGCCGCCCTGATAGGTGGTGCTCAGCGTGATGCTGGTGGCACTATTGACGCTAAGCACCTCATAGACGCGGCCATCCGGTAGGATAACGCCGTGCCCGGCCTGGACATTGGCGACCCAATCCGTGCCCGCCCCGGTGAGTGCGGCTGAACCGTTGGCGACCGCGATCGTGCCAGTCTTGTACCAGGCCATGCTTAAACTCCCTGCTCTGCGGCGAGCGCCGCCCAGTCGGTGGTCTCCGCTTCGACCACGTCGATGAGATTGTCTGCTTCCCGCACGATCGCCTTGGCGGTTTGCCGCGCGTCTTCGAGCCGATGCCGAATAGCGCGGCACGCGTCAGCACGAGCGAGCACGTCCGCCGCGATCTCCGGAACGGAGCGACCCTTCGCCTTAGCTTCGGCAGCGAGGAGCGGCGTTTTTGCTCCGCGCTTCTTATGCGATCGCGCCTCGTCCAGTTTTTCTCGGTAGGTTTCATCCATGCCTGGGGTGATGTGCCGCGCCAGCTCTTCGCCGACGCCGCGATCGATGCGCGCCAGCGCTGAACGCTTCACCGCCTCAGTATCAACTTGGACGACAGGGTATTTCTGGTCGCCGACCACGATCTCGACATGCTTGATTGGCATTTCGTCGCAGGCGATGACACCCCAACCGCTTTCTGAAGCGGCGCGAGCGGCCGCGGCGATTTCCTCATCCGACACCTTTTCGGTCCATTGCAGTGGTGCGCCGGTTTTCAGATCGTAAGTGAGCACATAGGAATGTTTCATGCTTTGTCTCATTTGTAGGCCGGGTCGATGATCAGATTGGCGCTGGTCAGCTGAAGGTTGCCGTTGGTCATCCAACACTGCAGCGCATAGGTATTGGAACCCGCGCTCGAGACGTGATTCCCATTCATGCAGGGGAGGTCGCTGACGCCGCCATCGCCGCCACGGATCAGCACCTGGCCGCCGTTCACGAGAAAACGCCATTGCCAGGGCTGCGTACCGGCGAAGTAGGCATGCTGGCCGGACGCCTGCAAAACGACGTCTGCTTCAGAGGCGAGGGTGATCGTTTCGGAGCATACGGTCTGCCAGACACCCGCGCCGGCTCCCGACCGCGTGCCCACCATCTGAGCGAAGCGGCGATCCGTGACCGCGTTGCCGGCGATCTTGATCGTCTCCACCGAGAGATTACGGATCACCGCCTTCTTCATATAGGCGACGCCGCCGACGATCTCGAACGGCACCAGGGTGGGATTGCCGGGTGACGCTATGCCAAACCGGTCGACTCTCATAAGGAAGTCGCTGCGGCCGAGCCCCGAGTTGTTGAATACCCAGCCCGTAACATAGCCGTTCACGTCGGTCTCGACGCCGATTCTAACGCTCAGCCCGTTGATGGACGACGAGTGCGAGGTGATCGAAGCCGTATGGCCCCCGACAGTCGTCGAGAGCGTGTTAACGCTGCCGGCGATCGTGTTGAGTGAGTTGGTCTGGGCAATATTTGTATTGGTAATCGACGCCAAGCTGGCGCCGGTTGAGGCCTGAAATGCGGTCAGCGATGATGCGGTCGCGCTTTGGGCGTCCGTAACAGCATTCACCGCTGTGTTAACTGTGGCCAACGACGAGGCCGTCTCGGCCTGATAGGTTGCCAGCGACGACGCCAGCGCAGTGTCACCATCTACCCGCGCAGTCTGCTCTGTCTGGACCGCGGCGGCGACCGTGCCGATCTCTACGCCGAGCTGCAACCTTGCGATTGCTTCGGCCGCGACGTCGCTGATGATCCGCGCGGTGAGCTCCTGTCGCGCCTGGGCAATGCTAACCTGAAGCGAGCGGGCGGCGATATCGCCTTGGGCCAGTGCGGCGAGCATGTTCATAGCCGACAGATCGGTGATCTGCGGCAGCCGGCGAGATGCGGTCACGGCCTGCGATATTGAAGCCGTGTCGCCAAGGGCTGTAAGCGTGCTCTCGGCTGATGCCAGACGAACATCGATGGCGTTCACCGTAGTGCTATCGGCTTTGCTGGCAACCGTGCCGGTCAGGGCGCTCAAAGCACTCTGCACGCTGACGACTGTCCCGCTCAGCGTCGTTACCGTCGTGGCGTCGGCCTTCAGCAAGACCGAAGCCTGTAGCCCGTCGATATCGACCTCCGCGGAGGTCAGTCGCACAAGAATGGCGTCGAAATTGGCAATCTGGCTGGGGTCCAGCACCGCAGTCGCGATCGCCGTATTAACGTAATCTACGCTGGCTTTGAGGTTGATCGAGGAAATCGCGGCGTTGAGCGTGACCGAAAGGTTCGTGATCTGCTCTGCACGGCTCTCGATCGCGAAGAGCTTGGTCAGGCCCGAAGCCGCATCGGTGTAGAGCCCGGCATCACGGAAAATCGCATTGGCCCGCGCTTGCCCGGTGGCGAGCCTAGCGACTGCCTCGCTCAGCTTCAGAATCGCACTGTCGAGCTGCATTTTTTGCGCGGCGGTCGCCACGCCCATATCAGGCAGGCTCAGGCGGCCGAGCTCGACCTGATCGATGCCGCCGCCGATCTGCTCGATCGCGGCTATCAGCCGACCGTCGGGCGAAAGGCTAACTGCCGTGTTGAGCAGCTCGGACGGGAATATCGGAAACCCGTTGGCATCGACCAACGCGCCATGCTCAGCGGTCGGATCCAGCACGGCACCATCGGTTGCGCCCGGCTCATAAGGCTGGAGATCCTGACCGGTCTGGCCGTCGGCGTAACGCACGTCGGCCGCGAGCACGACGGCCGAAATCTCGGCGGCTGAATGGAGGCGCTCATTGCGTCGGTATCCGACGCGTCGGCTCTTCATAGGCGGGTAGGTCGCCGAGCGGCTGACTTGTACCGAGCGCAATGACGCGACCGGGGCGGGGTCGAACGACCATTCCCGGATCGTGACCACACCATCTTTGCCCAGGTGCCAGTTGAGCGATGCACCCAACAGCACCCGATCGATCGCGGACGCGATCGTCTCAGTCTCGGTGCCGATATGCAGGCCAGCGTCATCCGGTCGGGCGGCGATCATGGCCGCCGCGTTCGACACCGAGACGCCGCCAATCGCGGCGAGCTGCTCGGCGATCGCCGCTGGCTGATCGACGTACCCGCTACCGATCTCGCCCAGGATGTCGGCAGTCAGCAATATTGGCTGGGTCCACCACTTGATGCACGCGATCGACGGCGCGATCGCCGCGCCGCCCTGTGGGGCCGCGGCGGCAATCAACGCGGTCAGGGTGGCAGCGATCGAGCCCTGCCAGTTTACGACAACCACGCTTGATGCCGCTCGGCCGATATCCTTGACCGTCGAGATCGCCTGAAGTTTGTGGGCCGGATCGCCAACCTCGTAGATATTGTGCGCGGCTAGGAGCACGCGGCATTCAACATTCCAACACGCGCCCCAGGAGCGGCGCTTCAACCGGCCTTCAACGTCGCTGTCACCCTCGATCAATCCGGTGCCAGCAAAGCGCGTCGTCGCGATCGGCACCTCGAGCTTCTTTCCGTTATCAACCACCGAAAGGCGCAGCGCGCCGCCCTCAACAGCGGCGTTGGCGACGGTCCCCGTGAAATCGGTCTCCCAATCGGGCGAGCCCTGCGCGTCATCGCCGAGCTTCACGGTCACTGGGCAGCCATTCCAGAATAGGGCGGCCAAGCTCGTCAGGATCGCCGGATCCGACGGGAAAAAGCGAATGTCGCCGCTCTGGGCCAGCGTAACGCCGGTCCACCCTTCAGGCCCAAAGCCCAGCTCGGATTTGAAGGTCGGCACCTCGACTATACCGCCGCGCCAGTCGCTGTGCCCCAGATGATCGTAAGCGCGCTCACCGCCGCCCGCCAGGCGGACCGGATGAGCTGCGCCGTTCGACACGGTCCAGGGGCTGGCTTCAACCAGAGTAACAAGCGCCATCACCCGCCACCCCGCAAGCCGTAGAGCCCGGCCGCCGTAACCGGCGACAGCGTACCATTCTGGATGGCCGCCAAGATCTCCTCGAGCTTGGAATAATTCTTCGCCAGGAGATCGTTCGTCTCATCGACGCCAGTTGCGGTGTCCTTCGCCGCCTGAAGTGCCTCCTGGGCATCTTTCTGGGCCTGTTGCGCACGATCGGTCTCGATCTTGATGATCGCGTCGAGCTCGCGCTTGGTGGCGTCACGGTCGCCGGAGAACTCCGCACCGGCCGTGCCGAAGAACTCGCGGTCGAGATCGAGCAAGCGACGACGAAGATCCGCATACTGCGTTGATGCTCCATCGACACCCGCTTCGGCATCTGCGCGGGCCTTCGCGACCTGGGCGAGCAGCGCGTTGCGCTTATCGACAGCCGTGCCTTCGGCCAGGTCGCCAAAGTTCATGTCGTCGAGCAGCGCCTTCAGCGGCTCAATTCTATTCGACAGGATCTTGTCGAACGCAGCCGCGCGCTCCTTAGCGTTAAGCTCTTCGAGCTTGACCAGGTCGAAGCCGTACTTCTTGGCGACGCGCAGGCGCTCGGCCGCCTGTTGTTCAAAAGCCTTGAACTCGCGCTGCATCGACGCACCGAGGCCGCCGAGCAGATCCTCGACTTCTTGCACCTTCAACGCCTCGCGCACGCTCTTTTCGACATCAGGCGACGATTGCAGCGCTTTCTGAACCTGCGCCGAGACCCCGACGATGCCACCATCCTTGATCGCGTCGAACACGGCCGCCATGACGGCCTCCGCTTCGCTTTTCCCGTAATTCGTCGTGCCCGCGCCCTTGGTCAGCCCCGAGCCGCTCGGATCGACGACGAACTTGTCCTTCCGGACCCCGATGGAGACTTTGAAATTGCCGAGCTGCCCCCCGAGCTGATCGACAATCTGCTGAAGGACGTCACCGACATTGCCGGCAAGCCCCTTCGCCGCTTGGATCCGGCTCTGGCTGTTGCCGGCCGTTCCCGTGACGCTGGCCTGGCCATCGACATTGCCGATCGTGGCCGAGCCCTTCTTCACCGTGGCGAACAGGCTGCCTGCCAGCGAACCCAAGACAGCGCCAGCGATTGAGCCGAGCGGGCCGGCTGCGCCGCCGAGCATCTTGCCAAGGTCTCCGCCGATCGCCTTGGCGATTGCGGGGCCGGCGAGCTTGCCAGCCTCTTTCCCGAAAATGCCGCCGAGCGCGCCGCCAACCTTCCCAGCAGTGCTTCCACCACCGATCAGGCCGCCGATCTCCGCACCAAGGCTCGCGGCAGCACCGATCCGGCCCAGCGTTTCACCAAAGCTTTTGAACAGCTTGCCGAAATCACCCTCGGCCGAGAATATATCCTTGAACGTAGACTTTAGCTCGGCGCGGAACTCACCGAAGCCGGAATCGTAAGACCTACCGCCCAGCAACTTTTCACCGATAGAGCTAAATTTGGAGCCCGCACCGAGGCTGTCGAGCGTCTTCCCCAGCGCGTTCGCAACATAGGGGAGTATCTTCTCGATTGACTTGCGCGCGCCTTTGCCGAGCTGCTCACCGGCCTGGTCAAGAGAAGAGCTAAGCACTTGGACCGGCCCTGACACCATGTCGCGGAAAGCTTGCGATGACGCCTTTGTCAGCCCTTCCTCGTACGCCTTAGCGACATCGTCATCGAGTTTAATGCGGGCATCGCGCATGGCGCGTTCCGCCTCAAGACGCAGCTGATCCGCCTTGGTATCGCTGATCACTTTCGCCTTAGCGAGCTTGTCGATATTCTTCAGACGCTCGGCATAGTCGTTCTGAATGGCCGCGAGCGGGTCGAGATCCTTCAGAATGGAACCTAGCGTGCTGTCCAGGCTCTTCGGCTTGGGTGTCTTAACGTCCTTCTTGAAAACTGATGGCAGCTTGCCGGTGTCGAGCGCCTTGTCGATCTCGCCGGCCGTGACTTCCTTGGCGGCGGCGGCGGCGAGATCGATGACGGCCTGGCGGAATTGCTCTGCCGTGACGTTCAGGCCTTTGAAGTCCGTCTTTTCACTGAAGCTCAGCGCATTCTGGACCGCCTTCTGGCGATCACCATCGGATTTTGCGTCGCCGACATCCTTCAGCTGGAAATAAGCGGCAGCGTTGCGACGACGAGCCTCGACAGCACCGCTCAAGCCACCAGAGGCAAAGCCGCGCAGAAGGGAAAGGACGCCCGAGTTTTCGTGCGAATCTTGCAGGGTCTTGCCAGCGCTGGCCCGCGCCTGGCCAGCTTCCCCGCGGAGGTTTATCGCAGTCAGGCGCGCATTCGCGATAAGCAGAGCATTTTGCTTATCGATCTTGCCGGACGTGAGATCGAATATGCCACCGAGCGCGCTCTGGGCCTCTGCCAGCCCAGAGCTTCCAGCTTCGGCGGCCTTGGCGGCTTCACCCGTTTCGAACAACTTGGAGGCGAAGACGCCCGCGATCGCGACGATCGAGATGAATGCAGCGCCGAGCGGGCCGGATAGTGCGCGTCCAAGGAGGCCAACCTTGCCGCCCATGTCCGCCATCGCGCCAGTGACCTGGGCCGCCTGCTGGCCGAAAATCAGAAATCCGTTCGTGCCCGATGCGACCTGTACGCCAATGTCGCTGATCTGGAATCCCAAGTTGCGCATGCCGAACTGCGCCTGTCGCGCAGCGCCCGTAGCTTCTCGCTGCGCGGAAGCGGCGGCTCGGGAGGCATTTGACAGCCGGCCCGTGGCCTCGGCCGATCGCTGTGCCTCGCCTGCTTGGCGGCGCAGCTCGGCCGCGTTCGCGCTTGTGTCGGAGCTTAGCCGCCGCGTCTCGACTGAGGCGCTGCCCACCGACGATCGGAGGCCATCAACGGCAGCCGTCGTCGCGCGTGCCGTGCTAACAAGCCCGCTGCCGTCGCCTTTAAGGACAACGCCGAAGACAAGCTGGGTCATCGGCTTGCCGCGAAGACGCCGAGCGCCGCCGCCTCCATCGCCCGAATATCTAGGAACCGCTCGGGCAGATCGTCGATCTTGAGCATCCCGGCAACTGCCGGAATGCGCGAATAGTCGATTCCGATGCGTCGCCCGCTCATGGTGTCATGGGTCCATTGCGTCGAAAGCGAAAAGAAGAGCTTTACGGTTGGCACATCCTCGATCGCGATCTCACACGTCTCGGCGAGCGCCATTGCCCGTGGAGGCATCTGCGCGATGAGAGCCGCCGTCAGCGGATCTCCGGCCGTGGCTTCGGCACCGCCGCGCTCCCCGGCCCAGTTGCGCGCGACGGCCTTCAATTTCCCTGGCGGATTTCCTGTCCGCCTGCCAGGCAGAGGCGATAGGCCACCATCGCCCGATCGAATAATCGCGGCTCGTTCATCAGGAGCCTTACGTTTTCGTCATTCCAGACCAGCGGCTCTTCGTTTTCGGCGAGAACGCCCCGCCAGTCGTCAGCGAACATTTTGAGCATGTCACGCTGCACCATCGACGACGTGACGTCGTCGCCGGCCTCTTTGGCCTTTACCGCCTCGACCATCTTGGCCTTTACGATTTCCTCGAGCTCTTCCTGGCGATCGACCTTATGCAGGATGAACCGCAGCTCGAAAGCGTGCTCGCCTACGGTTCCGTCCTCGGCTGTCACCGGGACGGTCACCGGCCACCAGGCCCGACGGTTGGCAACGATCTTGTAGCTCATTGGAAGTCTCCCCCCGGCCGACAGGGCGGGGCACCGAAGCGCCCGACCCACGCGGCGCGGTTATTTAGTGGTGATCAGAATGTCGTCCTGGCCGACCGAGATATTCAGCTTGCCGTTGATCTCGATCATCGGGACTTCGCCTTCCTCGTTGATGTCGATCGAGACGATCTCGAGGTGCGTACTGTCGAACTGCACGATGTTACCGGCGACCGTGCCGTGGATCAGCTGCACAGGGACGTGAGCGCCGGAGCGAAGAAGGCTGAAATAGTTCTTCGTGCTCACATCGGGCGCTTCGGCCAGGATCCGGACGGTCACGGCATGGTTGGCGCGCTTCACATAGTTGCCGCCGACAAGATTGCGGACCTCGACCGAAGCGTTGGCCGCGCCTGAGAAACTGCGCAGCGTCAGTGCATGTCCATCGACGGTGAAGTCGGTATTGGCAGTATTAACCAGCACCGGTTCAGCCCAGCGGGTGAGCGTGGGTGCTGAGAAGCTATTCTGCACGATCGCGTTGGCGGCAGGCAGGAGGAACTGGAAATCGAAGCTCCAAAACGGCACCGCGCCTGCGGTGAAGTCCCATCCGAACGTCCCGCGCCCGCCGACGCCGACCCGCTTCTGGTTATTGTACCAGTCGTACATCGCGAGCGACGACACCGAAGCACCCGCGGCCAACATCTTCTGCTCGACTTTGGTGTCGGGAGTGATGTCGGGCGCGGTCATCCCGCAGCATTCGAGGAACTCCATCCAGGCCGGAGCGGTGTCGACGTCACCGGAACCGGCAATCTCGATCTCGAAGGTGTTTCGCTTGCGCTCATTGCCATGCAGACCGCGCGTGCTGCCGGCATGGGGGAGATCGAGGCCGCGCTCGACGACGTCGAGCTCGATGGCCTTTGAGGCGAAATTGCGCGTCAGCACAGCGTTATCCGCCGCCGTAGGCGTCGGATCGGTGGCGTAGACGCTTTCCTTCTTTCCAAGAATGCACTTCGGAATGGCGGACATAGCTTACTCCTGGACCTCGCCCTGGGCGGGCCATTGATCGGGATGGGTGTTGGGATCGGGCTTGCCGAGAGCGTCCAGCGCGCGGACGCGAGCTGGGCCATTGAGCGGCAGGCCATGCTCGTCCAGGGCGCGGCCGCTCTCGTCACGGGGCCGGGGCCGCGTCGTGCCGGCGTCGGCCAGGACTGCAACGGTGGTCGCCGCGGGCTTACGGGCCGCCCGAGACTTAGCCTTTTTCGGCGCGCGAGCTTTCACCGGCTTGACCGGCACGATCGGAGGCGCGATCGTTGTCTCGATAATATCGCTCGTGTGATCGCCGCCGGTGCCGGCAGCCGCCTGGTCAGCGTCCATTAAACCCTCCTCAGATGATAACCGGTCCTAAAGCGGACTCCCCAGGCGATCGTCTGTCCGTCAACGGACAGCAAACGGCCGCCCCGGTAGAGCGTGGGTCGGTTGGCCTCGGGATGGGTCCAGCCGATTATATGATCGCGCACTGCGTCGCGCAGCTCCGTGAGAGCGTCGTCGATCTTGTCCGGTCGACGGCCTTGGGCGTCGAGGATGATGGCGACCATGAAATCGACCGGAACGTCCTGAGAGATTCCGGTGTCGAGCTGATTGCCACCCGCCACTTCCTGCTCGAAGACGATGAACCCTGCGGGCAACTGCCCGACTGGGGGAGCCTGGCGCAGCCCAGCCCATTCGACCTCGCCGCCAATCTGACGAAAATCGAGTGGCTTCAGCCGGTCCTTGATCGGCCCAGCCTTCACCGAACGATCTCGCCGCCGCCCGCCGCGCGCTGGTGATGTTCGGCGATGATGAACAGCACTTCGTCAACGCCCTCGGCCGATAGGCCCATATATGGACGCGCCGGGATTGTGACGGACTGGCGAGGCCCGAATGGCGTATTGAGCGCTCGAGCGGTGAAGTGGGTCGAACCGTCATGGCCCGCCTTGCTGCGCGCCACACCAGGGCGCGCGCGGATGATGCCACCCCGTTGATGGATCTCGGCATACTCGGCCGCGCCGCCTGATGCCTCGGGACCAGCGGATGCAAAGTCGGATCCCCAGTCCGGCTTGATCGAGCGGCGGAGATCGCCGGACAAGCTCAGCGTCTGCCCACCCTCGTCCAGCACGCGCCTCGACGGCTTCCACGGGACGCCGGCCGGATCGGTCTCGGTGCGGAACCGTTCCTCCGCCTCTTCTACCAAATAATTCGCGATCCCGGCCCAGGCGGGCGTCATGTTCAACGCCGCGCCCTCAAGCCCCTTGAGGCCGGCGCTGAGCTGATCTTGCAACTCAACCGAAAGATTGAGGCCGCCTACCATGACGAACCGCGCCCGCCCGGGTAGGCCTTTCGGCCAGGCGTAAACATGATGGGCGCATCGCTCTCGGCCGAGGCCGGCTGCTCGCCGGCCGGAATGCTCAGCGGCAGCGAGCCGGTGGAGATCCGCTCCAGCATTCGGTGGGCCACCTTCGCGGCATCAGCGACCCCGTCGGGCGCGCCGCGTGGATAGAGCCTAGCGCGAGCTATATCGGCGATCGCCGTCTTGATGGCGTCCGGAACAGTGGCGAGCGGCACGGCGTATCGACCGCCCAAATTGATATCGACGATACCCTGCGCATGGCGCAGCGCGCCGACCAGCATAGCTCTATCGATCCGGCCGGAGCCGTTGTCCGTCATCCGAACGACTTCTTCGAGGCCGAAGCTATCGACGAAATCGGAGATGGAAAGATATGCGACGCCGCCGTCGGGCATCGTCCATTTGCCGTCGACCACGGCGACTTCGAGCTCGGCCTCGACCACGCCATCTTCGTCGGAAAACGGCACAGCGCGCAGTGTCACCAAATAGCGCTCGCCATCGGTGCCGCCAGAGATCTCGGCCGTGGCAGCGCCGTCAACGACCGAGGCCGAGACGACAAGGTCCGCGCTGCCGGCGACGAGCTCGCGCACGATCGCGCCGATCGATGTGACCGAGGCGATGGCCTGGCCGAGCTCGAAGACGTAGTGCAGCGCTTCTTCAGGCTGCTTTACGATGTTCTGCACAACGATCATCGGTCAGCCTCACAGCCGATGACCAGGCCGACGATCGTCAAAAATCCAGCGATCGCCATCCTGATCATCGGAGCGCCCCTATCTGGTGATATTACTCGGCGCTGGCGGGCGCAGCGGCAGCGGCGATCTCGGCGCGCTTCGCTTCGATCGCGGCGATCAGATCCTCGCCGACGAGCTTCGGCTCTTTCGGGATGCCAAGCTTCTTCGCGAGGGCCCCCAGCTGCATTGGCAGCATTTCCGCGAGTGGTTTCTCGCCCGCCTCGTCGGCCGATGCGGCGGCGGTCGGCTTGTCAGCGGCCTTGCCGCCGCCAGCCTTCGCCCCGCCCTCCTTGTCGAGCGCACCCTCTATCGCTCCGCGTTCGAGCAGGTCGGCGATCGGGCCTGTTTGATCCTTCCGATATTCGGCCATCTCGGCGTCAGTGAACTTCACCGGCTTGCCTTCGACGGACTCGGTTCCGTTGTGGTGGACGGTATGCTTGGCAGTGAAGCCCATCTTAATTCTCCTGGCTGGGTTTCTGGGCGAGCGGCACGCCCCCGAGCCGCTCGCCGGGAAACCGGCGCTGACGCGCCGGGCCCGAGATCAGGCGATAGCGGCGTCGAAAAGGTATGCCGCGTCCTGGGCGATCACGCGTTCCTTAACGCTCTCGCCGGTGCGGACGGCGATGCCGCCGCGCATTCCCATGTTCTTGTCTTCCCATTTCGAAGCAATGCGATCGCCAAACTCGAAGGTGCCGCCGAACGTGACGACATCCTTGGCGTCGGGGACCGGGGCCTTGTAGAGCATGGCGAGCTGATTGCCCCAAAGCCGGGTCAGGCTTGCGGCCTGTCCACGCTTCGCACTGTTCCCTCGAGCCGAGCCGACTAGCACTTCCTTGACCTCGAACAGTTCGGCGACCTGCTGGCGTGAAACATTGCCTGCAGCGGCACCGGTGCCCAGGCAGGCTTCGACGATCTGGGGATGCGACCGGATGGTGGTCCACACCTTCTGTCCGAAGACGAGCTGATTGGGCCGCATCAGCGGCAGGTCCAACGCGTCGTTGATCGTCTTGATCGGCGTCGAAGATGCATGGCTGAACTGGCTCGTGCCGCTCAGCGTGGCCTTCAATCCGCTGGGATAATTCGCCGCGGTGAAGACTAGGTCGGCCGCCCGCTTTTCTCGCGCGAGCGCGATCAGTTCCTGGATGAGCATCACTTCTAGGCCGAGCGGGTCATAACGCTCGTCCGAATTGTCGATGTCGGCCATGGGAACGCCACCGTCGAGAGCATTGTCCTCGGTGGAGTCCGTCACTTCGGTGCCTTCGAGCGAGACCTCATTCGGTTTCGACTTACGGCCGACCTTGGTGTCGGGAATGTTGAAAAACGTGTCCGAGGAATACTGCATGAAGCTGAACTTCTGCTTGTTCACGCGGATTCGCGGCAGGACCAGGTCGGCAATATAGTCGGCGTTGCGATAGGCGACCGCGATGGCCGTGAGCGCCGGATCGATGGGATAGGGGGAAAGCACGTTACGGTCTCCTGTGGACGTTTTCGAGAATTGGCGGGAGGTTAGGCACCCTGCATGGTGCTGGGCGCGATCTTCACCAGGCCGATGTCACCAGACACACCGCTGACCATCGCGATCCCACCGATCTGATTATTGACCCCCTGGGCCGGCGCGGCCGTGATCGCCTTGCCGCTCGCGTCGGAGGTCAGCTTCGCGCCGCGAGTGACGTTGCCGCCATAGATGATCTCGCGAATGCCGTCGGTGTGGACATCGACCGGCTCCCCGCTATCGGCGGAGATGTCAGTAGATACCCCGATCAACAGGTCGGTAGCGGCCGCGCCCTGGACGACGCTATCGTCTGCCGAGCCGAACTTGATGAAGAGCCGCGCGCCGATCGCGCCGCCCGCCTTAAATCCCTTGGTGCCTTGGGCAGAGGTGCCGGTCATAATTAACTCCGTTATTTTGTTTCGGAACTGTCGCTAGATCAGGCGGCCGGCTTGGCAGGACCGTTTTTCTCGATGTGACGGACAGCCGCGGCGATGGTGATCATGCGACCCGCCCTGTGCTCGGTTTCCATGAAGGACTGGGCCTCGGCAGCGAGCTTGTGGGCGTCGAGGGGCTCACTCTTATCGGACCCCTTGGCCTTCTCTCCGAAGGAGATCATTGGAACAGCCTGGTCGAACAGCTTCCGGAATGCAGCGTTGGGCGTGAGCTCGATCACGTCGCCTTCACCGAAAGAGATCGTTTCGACGGCTTCGAGGCCATCTAGGACGAGCACGGCGAGATCTTTACCGGCGGGAAGCAGCAACCCGGCGGCGACCTGCGCCTCGGCAAATGAAACGTTCGAGGCGTGGCGGGCATCCTGCTCGGCTTTGGCCGCGGCATCCTCCCGTGCCTTCAGCGCGTTTTCACGCTGCGTCAGTACGGTGTCGCGCTCGGCGAAGGACGCCTCCTGCTCCTGCTGGGATTTCATGTCTTTCTCCTGGTCGATAATGTCGAGGGTGACGCAGTCGGCTTGCTGCTCTTCGGAGAACGAGACTTCGCGAAGCCCTTTCACCGCTGGCGCCGCAGCACCAAGGAAGCCGATATGCTTGAGATAATGGACGCCCGGCGTGGGGTTCGCTGGGTGGTTCGGCGGATAAAACTGCGCGGAAACCTTCTTGTAACGCTTTGCGCGGACGAGCTCGGCGAAGCTGACATCGACGTCCTGCGGATCCGCGACGAGGATGTCGCCGTCCATCCGCAACCCTGCGACCCAGCCATAGGCTGGAGCGTTCATCTTCGGATGACCTACGACGATCGGCGCGTCGAAAAGCGCGGGGCTATAGCCGGCCGCGATCGAGGCGAGATACTCCGCGGAGAAGCTGACGGTCTCGCCTTCTGCACTCTCGAAAGTGCCAGGGCGGAAAATCTCGATTGGGGGCGTCTCATTCATGACGCCAAGGGATAAGGGGCAAGATCGATCCCGCTAACCGTCCGATGTCGGACGGTTATTGCAGCGTGATTCGTCCCCCAAGCCTGCACATCGATCGCCGGGATGCAACCGGTCGATCGTGCAGGAGGTTCCCATGAAACAAATTGCCCGCCTGATCGGGTCTTCGGTCGCGCTATGCTTGGCCACCCCGACACTTACCGCATGCGGCCCGTTGGCCGTCAATTCCGCCAGCACGGATGCCGCGCCAGCAGTCGTCGATATCTGCGCCGCGGCGCGCGCCGGCCTCAACGCCACGCCGGCAAAGGCCCGCGCCGCCAGCATGCAATGCCTGATCGCGGCCGAAACCGCCTTCCAGTCGGCCGCAATGCTGGCGCTACCGTTCGTGGCGAATGGCACAATCCCTGACAGCGCAGTGCCTCGCCTTCGCGAGATCAACACGGCGATGGTCCGCGCCCTCAGTGATGCCTACAACGCGCCCACGGCCGAGCAGCGCCTGCAGCTCGCCGACGCGATCGCGCTCGGCACCGCTGAAATCCTCCGCATCATTGCGGCGCGCTCGCAATGAGCGCGTCCTACCTCGAAATCGCGGAAACCGTTCTGCGCGCCGTTGTACTCGCCGGCCAGACGGCCCAAGCGATCGACACCGCGATCGCCGCCGTCGACCAGGCGCGCGAGGCGTTCGCGACCGACGATCTCGCCGTTCTTCAGGCGATGCTCGATCGAACCCATGCCGAAACGCTGCGCATCGGCCAACTATTCGACGCGGCGCTCGTCGCGCGCCAGGCGCAATCGTGAAGGCGGTGCTGGCAGCTATCGCGCTGGCGCTTGCCGCCGCCAGTCCGGCGCACGGTCGCTCACTGGGCGATCGCATCGCCGAGATGCCCGACGAAGCATGGGGAACCTCGGCTCTGTTTTTCGCTGACGCTGGCTCGACCTATTCGGTCGTCCGCCAAGGCGGGCAGGAGGCCAACCCAGTGGCGCGCGCGATCGTCGGCCGCCGTCCGTCAGCTGGCAAGCTCGCCGCCTATGCGGCAGGCAAGTCACTGCTCTACCTCACCGGCATTTCGCTGTTGCAGGATCGCGATCCTGCCGGGGCGCGGCGGGCCGCCCAGATCACGATGGGCGTGCAGGCTGGGGTGGTCATCTGGAACCTGACGATCGCGCTCTAACTGATGATGAAACCACATGACGGCGGCGCGTGTCCTGTCGAGCCGGAGAGCATCGTCCGGGTCAGCTATCGTAACGGGAAGATCTCAGAGCCGATAAAGGCGAAGGCTCGGCGCTGGCAGCGATGGCAAGCAGCCCCGCGCGAGAGCGACTGGGACATCGTCGGGTACGAATTTGCCGGAACCTCAGTCCTCTAGTCCAGCTAGCCCATTGACCGACTCGTCGGCGGTGTTCCAGCTTCGTTCTCATGGTGAGTTATTTCCCCGATTGGGCGACGACGGTCGGCAAGATGCTGGCCGTGCAGGACGGTCGTGGCCACAAGCACGTTATGGTGATGTGTGACACCTGCAAGGAAGCGCGCGACGTTGATCTTGCCGCGATCGTCGAAACCAAGGGTGCCGACTTTTCCCTGATCAACCGGCGCGCACGTTGCCGCCTCACGGCGGGCTGCAAGGGTTGGAATCGTTTCCGGTATCAAAGCGGCGTGATGCGACCACTTTGGACAGACCGCCAAGCCGATGGCTGGATCGAGCTCGAGTGGCAGATCCGCAAGCGCGGGTTTGAAGCGCGACAAAGGGCTGCGGAGGTTCTTCGCGAATCAAGGCCACCGAAGCCGAGACGATGACCCCATTAGCGCCGTGGGAAGCCTTCCCAGGGGTGGCGAGCGACTTTTTGGGGGGAGCGCCGCTGAACGCACTCAGATCGGCTCAACGGGCGAAAAATCCAGCGCCCGGCATCGAACCCTTCGGCAGGCTAGAGCCCGAGCTCTTTAACCGCCGCATAGGTGATTTCCCACCGGTCGGGCGAGAAGCCTTCACCCGCCTCGCGCTTATAGACAATCGAACGCCCGTCGGCGTTCCAGCGCGCCGTCTTCTTCTTGTCCCGATTGTCATTATTGAGCGTCAGGGGCTCGCCATATTTTGCGAGCAGCTGCGTGAACATCTTCGCGTCGCATTTTTCTCCGGATAGCTGCACGAAATCAACCTTGGCTCCCGGCTCAGCAACTTTCCGATCAATGGTGATCATTACCGAAACCTGGCAGTCATCGACGACCTGGTCGAAAGACAGCATCGGTCGAAACAGCCCCTTGCCGGTCGACACTTCCGCATCGGGATAAGCTGCCCGCGCGCTTTCAAAGGGCATGTCTATTTCGACCTTGCCCCACAGCAACGGGGCGGCGACGGCCGCGGGAGCCGCAGCCAGCGCCAGGGCGAGCGTTATCAGCGTCTTGATCATAGTGCTTTAAACCCCATTGCAGCCTTGCCGATCACCGCAAAATCATCACTCATCAGGTTCACCGGGATCGGCGGATAGGCCGGATTGATCGAGACCAGCTCAGCACGGCCGCCGCCGAGCAGCCGCATTCGCTTCAACAGAAGGTCATCGCCCAGGCGCGCCACGACGATCCCATCGCGCGGCGACTTCTCGCTTTCGTTGATGAGCGCCAGGCCGCCGTCCTGCAGTTCCGGCTCCATCGACTCGCCGACGATCGGGAACAGCTTCAGATCTTCGGTGCGGCCATAGCGGCGGAGCAACGCTTCGGGCCACATCAGCCAATGTAGAGGATCGGCTTCGAGTGCAGCTCGACCACCGCCCGCGCCGATGCCGATGGGATAGATGGGTATGCGAACGAAGCCGGGGGGCGTGGCACCTTCGCCAGTTTCCCAATCGCCCGATTCTGAACTGATGCCTGAGATGAGATAATCGATCGTCACGTCGCTATGGGCCGCCAGCTTGGCCAGGCCTTTGGCATCGGCACTCACTTCACCGCCAAGCCAGCGATGCATCGTCTTCTCGGCAACCCCCGCGATTTTGGCGGCAGCTGTGACAGATATGCCACTATTCTTAAGCGCTTTTCGAAGCCGCTCACCAATCGCGACATTCTCAGGATCTAAATCCACCATTCGCCCCACGACAAAAACGACCCCTTGACTGTCAAATTAGTCTGTGTTTAAAAAAACACTGACCAATTCGACAGCCATAAGGGCCGTATGTGACAGTCGTCCGTGATTCTCACCCCGAAGACTTGAAGGCGGAGCTTCGCAAGAAGTTCGGCAGCCTGCAACATTTTGAAACCGAATATGGGCTTCGTCCCAACTCGGCAGCGGCAGGGCTGCGCCGCCCCTATGAACAGGTCGAGCGCGCAGTGGCCGAGGCGCTCGATCGCCCCGCAAGCCAGATCTGGCCGTCGCGCTACGCCGAGGATGGCGAGCGGTTTTCCCCGCAACCAACCCGCAATTACGCGCCCGCTCGCGGCAAGGCCTGGCCAATGACGCCGCAGGCTGCCGCCTGGGCCGGTGGGGGGGCCTGACATGAGCCAGGGGGCCGACAATCCAACAGTCGAACCGCAGATTGCCGGTTCAATCCTTCTTATCCCGGTCGATCAGATCGAGCTTGGGGACCGCCTTCGCAGGGTAGATCCGCTGTGGGCTGAAGCCATCGGCCGCCTCATGATGGCGAACGGCCAGGAAACGCCGATCGCCGTGTGCAAGCTGCCTGGCCGCAAGACTTGGCGGCTCGTCACTGGCGCTCACCGGCTTACCGGCGCTCGGATGGCGGGCCTCCCGGCTATTCGCGCGATCGAAGTCGGTAGCGACACGATCGAACGGAAGCTCCGCGAGATCGGCGAGAATATCTGGCGGCGCGACCTCGATCCGCTCGACCGCGCCACCTTCGTCGGGGAAATGCACGACCTCCTGAAGGCGAAGGCGGGCATTCGGCCCGATCAATCGGCCCAGTCCCTCGCCGCACAGGCGCGCTGGAAGGACGCCAGCAAGTCGATCCAGGGCGAAGCTTCGGATGCGAGCGACATCGTGTCGCACGCATATGGCTTCACCGCGGAAATCGCCGAGCGCCTGCGCCTTTCGAAGCGTTCGATCGAGCGCGACCTTGTGCTGCGGTGTCGCTTCACGCCGGATGAACTAAGCGACCTTCGCGATGCTGGCCACGCCATCACGCGCAATGGCACGCAGCTGCTCGCGCTCGCTAAGCTTGAGCAGGGCGAACGAGCCGACGCCATCCGCCTTATCCTGGCCGACGAAGCGAAGTCGGTCGCCGAAGCTGTGGCGACCATCCGAAAGCGGCCCAAGCCGAACCCTCGCGATAAGCGCATCAACGCATTCCTTCGGTCGTTTTCCGCCATGCCGCCAGAGGATAAGCGCGCGGCTCTCACCCGTCTCGCATCGGAGCTCGGCTCGAAACAGGCCGATCACCTGATCGACGCGCTTCAGAAGGCGCGCGGACAATGACGGCCAAGCTGTACAGCGCGAGCGAAATCGCCGCATTCGAGCTTCCCGACTTCTCGGCGACCAAGCGCGGCATCCTCGCCTATCTCACCAAGAACGAGGTTGAACCCTTCGCCACTGGCGGCCGGGGCAATGCCGGCCTCTATCGTGTCGAAGATTTGCCAGAGCGCCTGCGGTCTGCGCTCGAGCAGCGCACCGCTCCGCGCCTGGCGGTTCGCGCACCCAAGCCGGTCAACGATATCTCACGCAGCGTCGGACGCCCAAAGGGATCCGACTATTGGACGCAAAACCCCGAGGTGGCCGATGCGGTCGTTTCGATCCTGGCTCGCCAGAAGATCTCGGCGGCGCGCATCCGGGAGCTGCTCGAAACGAGGTATATCGAGCTTCCATCGGATCGGTCGCTGCAGCGCTTCATCAAGCACTATGAAACGACCAGGCCGGCGCTGCTCGCCAGCACGCGCGACCCCGATCTCTTCAAGGGCAAATATCGCTTAGCCCTTGGCCGCGCCGACGCAGGCACCACCCGCGCCCACGAAGTATGGGAGCTCGACACGACCAAGGCCGACGTCCTCACAAAGGGCGGCCGTATCATGATACTCGGGCTCATCGACCGCTTCTCCCGGCGCGCTCGATTCATCATAGCGCCATCGGAATCCGGCCAGTCGGTTCGCCGCCTCCTGATCGATACAATCCAGGCGTGGGGCGTGATGCCGGAAGCGGTCGCGACCGATAACGGCTCCGGCTACATCAACAAATCGATCGTCTCGGCACTTGAGGCGCTGGGAATCGAGCACAAGCTCTGCCCACCCGGTAGCCCTGAGAAGAAGCCTTTCGTCGAGCGGCTGTTTGGCACGTTCACCCGCGAGCGCGCCGAGCTGCTTGGCGGCTATGCGGGCCACAATGTCGCGGATGCGCAGCGCCTCCGCGGTCGTGCAAAAAAGGAAACTGGCCGGGCCGTCATCATCCCCGAGATGGAGCCGGAGGAGCTTCAGGCGGTTCTCGATGCCTGGGTCGACGGGGTCTATCATCAGCGACGGCACGGCTCGCTCGGCATGTCGCCGATGGCGAAATGGCAAAGCTGCACCGCCGCACCCGCCGCCGCCCCGAGCCGCGACGTTCTGCTGATGGCCCTCTCGGCCCTGGTGGGGTCGGTCACTGTCGGCAAGCGCGGCGTCCAATGGAAAAAAGGGCGGTACTGGGCCCCCGAGCTCGCCGCCTTTGTCGGTCGGCCGGTGCTTGTTCGTCGCGACGAAGACGAGCTCGGCGAGCTGTTCATCTTCGGCGAGGACGGCCGCTTCATCTGCACGGCCACGAACTCGGAGCGTGCTGGCATCTCGGAGGAGGCATTCGCCGTCGAGGCACGTCGCCAGCAGGCCGCCTATATGAAGGCTGCGCGGGCGGACATCCGCCAGAAGCAGAATAACTTTCGCTTCGAGGACGCGCGCGACGCCCTTCTTCGCCGCGATGCTGAATCGGCAGGGAAGCTCGCGATCTTGCCGCGCGCCACAGTCGAGCGCTCCACGCCCGTCCTCGACAGCCTGGCCGAGCCAACGCCGCTGCCACAGCCCATCGACCCTGATGTCGTCGCAACGCGCGTCGCGCGCGCCGATCACCTGATCTCGCAGGCGGATGACGGCCACGAAGTGCCCGCCGACCAGCTCGCCTGGGCCCAGGCCTTCGCCAGCGGTCCTGCCTACGCCGGCTTCAAGGCACGGCAGGAGAGCGGCTTCGCCACCGGCAAAATCATCAACTTTTCACTGCCGCACAGGAGGTAACTTTGACCGAAACAAATGCACCAACGCTTTCATCTGCCACGATCGGCAGCTGGGCTGCGCTCGGCAATATGAGCCGCGCGCTCGACACGATGAATGCCGCTATCCATGCTGAGGAAGGCGCGCCCCGCATGGCCGTCTATTTCGGTCGATCGGGCGTGGGCAAGACGGTGGGCGCAGCCTATGTCACGGCACGCACCGGCGCAGCATATGTCCTCGCCCGGTCTGTCTGGACCCAGCGCGCGTTCCTCGAAGCGACCGCTCGCGAAGTCGGCCTCGTAAGCCTCGAGCGTACCGCCACCCGGCTGATGGACCAGATTATCGAGCAGCTACAGGTTCAGCCGCGCCCGTTGTTGATCGACGAGATGGACCATCTCGCCCGAAAGAACGTCACCGAGGTCATCCGCGACATCTACGACGCCACCGATATCCCGGTGATGATGATCGGCGAAGAGAAGCTCCCCGCCAAGCTGAAGGAATGGGACCGCTTCGATAATCGCCTGATCGCCATCAACCAGGCGATGCCGGCAACGATCGAAGACGGGCGCATGCTGCGCGACTGCTATTGCAAGCGTGTCAGTGTCGCCGATGACCTGGTCGACTACTTCACCCACCGCTGCCAGGGCATCACCCGCCGGATCATCGTCAATCTGCAGCGTGCTAACACCGCCGCGATCGACGAACTCGGCGTGACCACGATCGACAAAAAGGCCTGGGGCAATCGCACGGTGATGACCGGCGACCTGCCCACCATCCACCACCATCCCAAGAGCCACTGATGAGCGCGGTCGCACCCTCTCGTCAGCGTCTCTGGTCGGCCGCCCGCGTGCTGCGCCAGTTCGATTGCGTGTCCCTTGCCATCGCGGCCGGGACGACGGAAGCGGTGGCCACGGCCTATGCTCAGCTGCTCGTCAAGAGCGGCCATCTCGTGGTCGGCAATCCCGGCGCGCCTGCCAAGGGCGTGCCGGCGATCTATCGCGTTGCCCGCAACGAGGGACCGAGAGCTCCTTATGTGAGCCGCGGCAAGATCGTTGACCCGAACCCGATACCGACGCTGATGACGCGCACACAATCGACGCGTCAACGCATCTGGGTCGCGCTTCGCAAGGCGACCGGCGCGTTTGATGCATCGACCATCGCCCGCGAGGCAAAGGCGCACAACACCACGGCGGCGGATTATATCCGCCAGCTCGCCCGCTCCGGCCATGTCACCATCGCGGCGAACGGCAATGGCCAGGCTGGCGAGCTAACCACCTACCGGCTCGTCCGCGACAGCGGGCCTAAAGCGCCGGTCTTTTGTGAAACCTCAATGTTCGATCCGAACACCGGCCGCAGCTGGCCGACCCCGCCGCGGCGCGAAGTGCGCCGCCGCAAAGGGCCGGCCACGATCGCACGCCGGCCAGCGGATCAGGAAAGCGCCGCATAATGGCATTCAATTCCGAATCTAACTTCACGCGCGCCGAGACGGGCTGGGGCAAACCTCTGCCTGAGTGGGTCCGGCTGCTCGCCGCTGCGTGCGACCAGAGCAGCCAGCGCGATGTCGCGGGCAAGCTCGGGAAGTCCAGCGCCTATGTCAGCCGCCTGATCAGCCGGACCTACACCGGCGACATGGCCGAGGCGGAGAGCTTGGTCCGCGCCACCTACGGTAGCGAGACGGTGAACTGTCCTGTGGCCGGCGATATCCCTTTGGCCGGATGCCGCACCAACCGCCGCCGCAAGGGCGCGGCAGTCAACCTCGTCCACCGGCTGTGGGCGCGGAACTGCCCGACCTGTCCGATCAACACGGATCGGAGCGAGGCCTGATGCGCGCGCTCCTCCGATTCTGGCTGCTCGGCGACGGCCTCGCTCTCACTGACCACGTCCGCCTCGATCAGTTGTCCGCCCGCTTCGGCCTCGGCGTCGTCGCCGCGATCGGCGCGATCGGCGCCATCCACCTTGTCCGCCATCTCATGGGAGTTTTCCAATGACCCGCCGTAAATCCGTGGCGCTGACCGCGCCTACCACGATCGAGGAGGCCGTTGCGCTCCTCACGCGTTACGCCGCGATCTCCGCCGGCCTCGATCAGATTGAGGTTGATCGCTCCGAAAGCAAAGCCGCGATCGATGCCGCCGCCGACAAATTGGCCGCGCCGATGAAGGAGGCGCTGAAGGACATGGCCCGACAGCTGAGCCCATGGTGGGCTGTCGCGGGGGCGGAGCTCACTGAGGGCAAGCGCAAGTCGATCGAGCTTGCCGGCTGCCAGCTCGGCACGCGGATGACGACGCCGAAGCTCGCTTATCCGGGCAAGGAAGAGAACGCGGTCGCCCTGCTGAAGGAGGTGCCGTGGATCGATGGCTTCCAGTTCCTTCGCGAAAAACTGAGCTTGGATAAACAAGGCCTGCTCAAGAAGCTGGCGCTTGGCGATGAGGACGCTGGCCGGCTTATCCTGCTCGGTTTCACGCGCAAGCAACGCGAAGAGTTCTTCGTCGACCGGGTTCCACCCAGGGAGCCAGCGACAGAGCAGGTTGATGACCTCGCGGCCGACGAGGTGCGGTCGTGAAGCGCGTCCTCGATCATCCCGTCGTCTGCGGCGATTGTCGCTATCCGACGCGCTTTGGTGCCACCGTGTTCATGAATGGCCGGGGATGGATCACTCTGTGCCCAGCCTGCGACATTCGGCACGGCGGAGCTCCTCAACTCGACCCTAGCCGCCTTCCTGCGGCGGCTGAGATCATCATCCCGGCGGGGGCGGCGCGATGAGCGACGAACCCTTCTGGCCTGCCGATCCAGACGACGACCTGTGCCGGTGCGGGTGCAACGATGGTCCCGACAATGTGGGAACGCCGGGTCGCAGCAGCAACCCTAGCGATATCGACGACAACGGCGATTATCGGCCCGTCGTCGATCTAAGCGACCGCCCGATCTTCAACAAGGTGGACGAGATGGTCGCATGGGTCGGCCATCGTACCGGCCTAGCGCCCCGTGAGATCAAGAGCAGCCTGCGCGAGATCGAACATACCCGCGCGCGCTGGGCGATCATGTGGGCGGCGCGAAAGTCGATCGGCTTATCGACGCCGCAGATCGGTCGCCGCCTCGGCGGCCGGGACCACACGACTGTCATCCACGGCCTTCGCCGCGCTGAGGCGCTTCGCGCTTCGCACCTGCCGTTCCGCGAACTGACCAACGCGCTCTGCGCCGCTTTCACAACGCCTGCAACGAAGGAGCAATTCCAATGATCGACGAAATGCCTGCTGTCGGCCCCCGACAGTGTGAAACCCCTGAGATGTTGTCGAGGCCCATCGTAGGCCAGGATACGCGCGGATGCGGGGGCGTATTCTTGGGTATGGTTATCGGCGTGGTCCTTTTCTGGGCCGTCTTTGGCGTAGGCGTCGTGACGATTGTCGACTGGATCCGCGCATGAGCTCGGAGTTCGGCATCCAAATCTATGCGGCTGAACGTCGCGTAGCGCAGCGCGCACTCCTCGTTGGGATCATCGACGCCGCCGAGCAACGGCATTGGTTGGACGAGGACGGCAACTGCTCGGCGATGTGGCAGAGCCACGTCCTGGCCATGCTCGTAGGCGCTCAGAAGGCCAGTGAGGCGCTGGGCCTGAAGGTCGATCTATTGCCGCGCCCCTTCTTGTCGCTCGCCGCGGGCTTCGACCCGATCGAACTAATCCGCTTCACGCTCGAAAAGTTCGATGAGCGCATGCCCCAGCATGATCGGATGGTCGCTAATGGCTAACTCTCTCCTTCAGGACGTCCAAGTCGAGGCGGCGCGCGCCGGGCAGCGCCGCCGCGATGCGCGCAGCACTGGCTCGGTAGCGCGCCCGCTCGCCGCATCGGCGATTGAGATCATGCAGAGCGAAATGCTGGCGACGCCCTCCGACCTGGTGCGGGTCGTACGCGCGGAATGGCCCGAGCTCTGGTCCCGAGTGATCGCCGAGGCGCGCCGCCAGGGCTGCTCGCCCGTGCGCCAGCTCATCAACACCATAGACGCCGGGTTGCCGCATCATGGCTAAGTCGTTCGCGGACCTCGCCAAGCGCCAGCTGCGCACGACGGCCGGCAAGTCCGACAGCCGCAACAAGCTGATCGGTGCCGTTCGTGCCGCATCGAAGCGCCTGCAGCTCGCCGACGATGACCGCCGCGCTATCCAGCTTGAGGTCGTGGGGAAGGCCTCGATGTCAGACATGACGCCGGGCGAGATCGGAAAGGTGCTCGATCGCCTTAACCGCGACGTGAAGTCGCCGATGGCGCACCGCTCGCACGTAGGCAAGATTCGGGCGCTATGGTGGACGCTCTATTGGGTCGGCGAGGACATCGAGCCGAACGACGCCGCGCTCGACGGATTCACCCGCCGCCAGACTGGCCTCGCCGCATTGCGCTTCGTCGACCATCGTCACGCCCCGTCGATTATCGAGGCGCTCAAGTCCTGGGCGTCGCGCGCCGGTGTGCGCTGGCATAGCGACGCATGGGTCGCCGACATGGCGCGAATCCACGGCCCGCAGGTCACTCGGCCGGTCGCCGATCGCCTCGCCGTCATTGATGCGATCTGGGAGAAGCTGCGCGACGCCGGGCAGGTCTACGATTCTACGCCTTGGTCGTTCGTCGCGCGCGCACACAGCCTTGGCATGAGCCAATACCATTGGACGGCGCGGGAGATCGATACCGCCATCCGAACCCTCGGCCGGCAGCTGCGCCGCCACATCGGTCGGAAGATCGACTGATGGGCGAGCACCATCTCGATAACCTTGCTCACCTGCCGATCCCGGAGGACGTTGTTCCTGGGCCAGGCTGGACCGAGCAAATGGTCGAGTGGGCGAATCTCATTGGGCCCTATGCCACCTTGCGCATCGTCGAGAAGTTCGGCGGGGAGGAGGTTTACATCTCGGCCGACCCGGAGCGCAGCCGCTTCAAGGACATCATCGGGCTCGACCGCGCAGCCCTAATTTGCCGCGAGTATCGTAGCTGCCGACTGCTGATTCCAGTTGCCAGCCATGCCCTACGTCGCGCCCGGCGCGCTGGCGTCGTTGCAGCCGCTCGCAGCGGAGGCTTGTCGATCGCCCGCGCCGCGCGCATGATTGGCACGTCCCGATCCTATATGTCCGAGCTGGTCAATAACACCGGCGAAGGTCTAGACGCGAAGCCCTTCGTGGCCGCCCGATCGGTCGATACCCGCCAAATGGATATGTTCGGCGAAGAACCCGAATAACGGAACAATCCCGACAACCGTCTGTCAGCGGACGGGCGTCCCCTTAGCCACCTGAAGGCACTGTCTGATCTCAACTCGCGGGGGATCTATGACCGTCGGCCATCTTGTCATCAAACTGCCCAGCGATCGTAAGCTGCCGGGCAAGCTCATGCTCTTTTCGCCCGCCGCGGGCCCCGCCGACAAGCCGATTTTTTCGTGCAGCTGCCTCGGCCGCTCAGCCGGGCATGCCAACAATCCTACCCGCGACCCGCTGAAATATCGCGGACACACGCCGCTCGGCGAATATGCCGTTACCTTCGTCACGACGCTGGCCAGGCCGATTACCGGCATCGGCTCGCTGTGGGTCGGACTGGATCCGATTGGCGGCCAAGCGCAGAAGGCGGAGGACGCCGGACGCACGGGCCTCGGCATCCACGGCGGCCGCGGCGACGAAGTCTTTAAGATGACGCACGGCTGCATCCGTCTTCTTGATCGAGATATGGCGGCGTTGGCCAAGGCCGCTGCAAAGCTCCGTTTCGACGTTTCGATCGTCCAGGCATGAGGCCGTTCGTGTCTCTCGCGCTGGCGATCACGGTGCTGATCGCCGGCATGCTCGGGCTTGATCACGCCTGGGCCGAGCCGGCCGGCGAGCACGCTGCCCCCGCCGTGGCCTGGTCCGACTGGATTAGGGCTATCTGGCCTATCCTCGTCACGGTGATCGGCGCGGTTGGAGCTGGTCTCTATTTGGGCCTGGCCATGCGGTTCCCATCGGTGTCCGCGTTCAATTCCCTGAAGTCGACGGTCTACGGCATGAAAGACCAGCAGACCAAGGACGAGGGCCGCCTCAAGCGCCTTGAGGAGCTGTGCGGCGAGACGCCGACCCGGATCGAACTTCAGGAAGATATCGCCGAGCTGGGCGAACGCATGTCCGGCCTGGAAGGGGAAATGAAGGGCGTCGGTCAGCAGCTCGGCACGACCAATACCTATCTGCACACGCTGATTGAACGGGGGTTGAAAGGCTCATGAATGAGATAATCGCGCCGATCATCCGGCGCGCCATTCTGGATTTGCTCAACGACATTGGCGGCGAGCATAACGACCAGACACTGGCGACCCATCTTAACCTTCAGGGCCATCGCGTGGCCCGGCGGGATGTTGCTGAGCAGATAGCGCACCTTGCCGAGCTACAGCTCCTGATCACCGAGGTTCTTGGCATCTTCATCGTCGCCCGTATCACTTCCGACGGTCGCGACGTCGCCGAAGGCCGGATGAACATCGACGGCATCAGCCGCTTCAAAACGGGGGAATGATATGCCCCCCCGCAGTTCAATCGAACGCGACCCCGTCATTCGTGAAGCTGTCGACGCCGCGCTAACGCGTGGCTGTACCCAGGCGGATGTGGTCAGCGCGCTGCTGACTGCCGGCAAGAAGGTCTCGAAAAGCGCGGTCGGCCGCTACGCTCTCCGTTACGAAGAATCCATTAAGCGGCAACGCCAGATTCAGGAGGCTACGCGCTGCCTCGTGGACGAAGCGCAGGCGAGCGACGACACGCAGAGCCGCGTCTTCGCCCAGTTGGTCACGACCCTCGCCACCCGAGCGATTTTGCCACTGATCGAAGACGAGGACGTCGAGCTCTCACTCAAGGATTTGAGCGCGCTGACGCAGATGAGCCAGCGCGTGACCAAAACGCAGGGCAATCTACTCGAGCTCCAGCTTCGTGCCGCTCGCGAGGCGGAGCGCAAGGAAACGGCTCGCCAGGCGGCAGACGTAGCCGAAACAGCCGGTCGGGCGGCGGGCGCGAGCGAGGAAACGCTCCGCAAGATCCGCACCGGCATTCTCGGCCTTTCGTCGTGACGCGGCGTCGCAAGCGGAGCGCCGGCCCGCGGAAGGATCGGCATCCGTTCGACTGGTATGTCGAGCCGCGCTGGGCCGCAGAGCTGGTTTTCCGTCACGTCGCTTTTCTGGGAAAGGTCGGCGACCCGTGCTGCGGCCTGGGCACGATCCCCTCGGCCGCGCGCGCTTATGGCTACGATACCGTCGCGGCCGATCTACACGATCGCGGATATGAACATCTCGACGCGGTGGCCGATTTCCTGACGGACGCCTCTACGTTCGAAGGGATTGATAACCTCGTCTTCAACTCCCCATACAGCTACCGGCCTCGCATCGCCGAGGCATTCGTCCGCCGCGCCCTTGAGCTCGCGCGGCACAAGGTTGCCGCGCTGGTCCCGATCAAATGGCTTTGCACGCAGGTTCGCTTCGACCTGTTCGCGAAGTTTCCGCCGAAAGAGGTGCTCGTCCTGTCGACCAGGCCGTCGATGCCTCCCGGCAACAAGATCGCCGAGCTGGGCGATCGCGCCTTCAAGGGCGGCACCATCGACTATTGCTGGGTCATCTGGGAAATCGGCTATACCGGCCCGACCGACACGCGCTGGATCAAGCGCGAGGCATCGGCGGGCGCATGACATCCGCTCAGCAGACCTCACCCGCCCAGACGCCATCCGATATCGCGCTGCGCATCCGGGACCAGGCCGTGGCCCTTGGCTTCCTCAACGTGAAGCTGATCGTCAGCAAGCTTCGGCACTCGACCACCCGTCACGTAAAGTTTCGGGATGGCCGCGGCTTCGAGTGGCATGTCCGCATTGGCGAGCGAGCTTCCCCGGCGCACCTCACGCCGCCCGACTTCGACGCGGTCAACGTCGTAGGGCCGCGCGGGCAGGCTCTCATCACCGCATTTTTCCACGCCGTGCTGACCGCAGCGATTCTGCCAGTCGGTCGGACGCGCCGGCCGCGGCGGCGGAGGCGTTGATGCTGGACGAATTTCAGCGTGCCGCCGCGACGGGCGCGATCAGCGAGGATCTGATTTCGATGATCACCGCAAAGGTGGTGGCCGTCGGCGGCGACGATCGCGATGTGCATTCGATCGCCGTCGGCGCCTGCGTCGCGGTAGCGGTGGCATTCGCGGCGACCAGAGCGATCTCGGCGAAGGCGGCCGTCGCCCTGGTGACGCTCACCGCTGAGGGCGCGGCGAAGGAAATCTACGGATGATCGCGCCCAGCTCGCTAGCCCACCCATCTCAGGCCGCGCTCGCCGTCGGCCAGGCTGTCGCCGACGATGTGCCCGCCGTCCTGCTGACCTATCAGGTCGAGGCTATCGAGCTCAGCCACACGACGCCGTTCCTGCTGATCGAGAAGAGCCGGCGAACGGGCATTAGCTATGCCTTCGCCGCCGATGCGGTGTTGACGGCCTCGCCGGCCGTGAACCCGCAGAATGTCTATTATATCGCCTATAATCTCGACATGACGCGGGAGTTCATCGGCTATTGCGGTGAGTTCGCCAAGGCGTTCGACCAAGTCGCGCCGCAGCCGTCCGAGATCCTGTTCGATGATGGCTCGGAGAAGGGCATCAAGGCCCTCCGCATCGACTTTCCATCGGGCAAGGCGATCGTCGCACTTTCCTCAAAGCCGCGTTCGCTGCGCGGCATGCAGGGAAAGGTCATTATCGACGAGGCTGCCTTCCACGACGGTTTCGAGGAGTTGCTGAAGGCCGCGATGGCGCTGACCATGTGGGGCGGCAGCGTGGTTGTCATCTCGACCCATGACGGGGCCGACAACGCCTTCAACACGACGATCGAGGACGTTCGCGCGGGGAAGCTCGAAGGCGAAGTGATGCGGCTCAATCTTGCTGACGCGCTTGCCCAGGGCCTGTTCAAGCGCATTTGCTTGCGGACGGGCCAGATATGGACGCCCGAGCTCGAAGCCGAGTGGGAGCGTGCCCTGCGCAAACGCTATGGCGATGGCGCGGCCGAGGAGCTTGACGTGATCCCGGCGCGCGGTTCGGGCACCTACCTGCCCCGATCGACGATCGAGGCCGCGATGTCGGCCGACCTACCCGTGGTGCGCCTTCGCTGCCCCGACGGATTCGAGCTTAGAAACGAGCATGTCCGCCAAGACTATGTTGCCGAATGGCTTGAGCAGCATGTCCGCCCGCTGCTCGACACATTCGATCAGAACAGGTCGACCTTCTTCGGCCAGGATTTCGCGCGCTCTGGCGACGTTTCTCCCATTGCGTTTGGGCAATATGATGAGCGCCTGAATCTCATTTGCCGGTTCGTGCTTGAGATGCGGAATGTGCCGTTTCGCGAGCAGGAGTTTATCCTCAACTGGATTCTGGCGCGCGTGCCGCTGTTCACGGCCGGCAAGATGGACGCGACCGGCAATGGCTCGGCGATGGCCGAATTTGCCCAGCAGACCTGGGGAGCGGACCGGATCGAGGCCTTGAAGGCAACCGAGAGCATGTACCTCGCCTTCATGCCGAAGCTGAAGGCGCGGCTCGAAGATCGCACGATGCTGATCCCGCGTGACGAAGGGGTTCTCGAAGATCTCCGCATGATCAAGCTCGTCCGCGGCGTCCCGATGATCCCGCGCGGATCGGTGAATTCGAAGGCCGATGGCGCAAAGGGCAAGCGCCACGGCGACGTCGCGATCGCGCTCATGAATTTGGTCGCTGCAGCCGACGAGGATGTCGTGCCGATCGAAGTCCGCACGACCGGCCAGCGCCGCACCCTTGCCGGCGAGATGGCGAATACCGGGCGCGGGTTCGGCACCGTCCAGCGCCGTAAATCTTGGGGAGACTATTGATGGCCAGGCAACCGCGCAAAAAGGAATTGGCTGCGCCGATCGCGGGCGAGATCGCGACGACGCGCGATGGCCGCGACATCACTCGCCCATGGATCATGGAGCTGCAGCAGCCGCGCAACCCCCGGCTTCTCCACGCTATCGACTGGGGCGTCTATGACCGCGTTCTGGCGGACCCGGAGGTCCGCTCCACGTTTCAGCAGCGCCGCCGCGCTGTCACCTCAGCCGAATGGGACATCATCCCCGGCGAGAAGAAGAATCCACGCTCGGTGGACGCCGCTGACAAGCTCAAGGCGAACCTCGAGCGGGTTGGCGTCGATCGCTTCACCGACAAGATGCTCTATGCGCTGCCTTATGGCTATTCGGTCGCCGAGCTCATCTGGGGGTATCGCGACGGGTTCTGGCAGTTTGCTGACATCAAGGTCCGCCATGCTCGGCGCTTTCGATGGGACAAGGAAAATCGCCTTCGACTGCTGACCTCGCGCAATATGCAGGGCGAGATCTTGGAGGATCGCAAGTTCTGGCCGCTGGTGACGGGAGCCAGCGACGACGATGAGACCTATGGTCGCGGCTTTTGTGAGGATCTCTATTGGCCGACGCTGTTCAAGCGCAACGGCATCGGCTTTTGGAACACCTTCCTCGACAAGTTCGGTAATCCCACTGCGAAAGGCACCTATCGCCGCGGCACCCCGCAGGCCGACGTCGAGAAGCTCCTGGGCGCGCTAGCCGCGATATCGACGGATGCGGGTTTCGTCGTGCCCGAGGGCGTAGTTGTCGAGTTGCTCGAGGCTTCGCGATCGGGAACCGGCGATTTCGAGAAGCTGGTTCGCTACATGGACGAGGCCATCGCCAAAGTCGTTCTCAGTCAGACCATGACGACGTCGAGCGGCTCTTCGCTGAGCCAGGCCGAAGTTCACGCGGGCGTGAAGCTCGAGGTCGTGACCGGCGACGCCGATCTGATTTGCGAGAGCTTCAATCTCGGCCCGGCAACGTGGTGGTGCGAATACAATTTCGGCGCTGACGTCGAGCCGCCGCAGCTCGTCCGCCTGATCGACGCTAAGAAGGATCTTAAAACCCAAGCTGAGACCGACGGCGCACTCAAGGCTCTCGGCTGGGAACGGACCGACGAGAGCTACCGCGATACCTATGGCGACGGCTACGAGCGGTCGAACACGGTCGATCCGACCGATCCCAAGGCGAAAATTGGTGCGCCCGGCGCGCCGCCGGTCAACGACAATGCCGCGCAACCTGTTGTTGACCCCAGTTTGAAGCGGGATGAACGCCCGGTTCAAAAGCCGATCAGCTTCGCCGCTGCGGATCCGCGGCCGCTATATGTCAGCCGCCCTCTGCTCAACAGCGGCGAGCTGCTCGACTGGGCGACACGGAACGGCTTCACCGCTACGCTCGCGGCCTCGGAGCTTCACGTCACCGTCGCCTATTCGCGTCGGCCCGTGAACTGGTTCGCGATGGGCAGCTCATGGGACGGCCCCGATGGCAAACTGATCGTGCCACCGGGCGGCCCTCGCAGCGTCGACCTGCTTGGCGACTCGATCGTCTTGCACTTCGACAGTCCGGCCCTTCGCTACCGCAATGAGGAGATGCGCGAGAAGGGCGCGAGTTGGGATTATCCAACCTACCAGGCGCACGTATCCATCGCGCCGGTCCACGACGGAATCGGATATCCCGATCTCGCCGCGTTGGAGCCATTCGAAGGCGAACTGCGCTTCGGGCCCGAGCGGTTCCGCGCGATCGAATCCGGCTACGAGGCGCAGCTCGCAGAGATCAGCTTCGCCGAGGCCTTGATCGCGCGCGACACCGTGGACCAGGCCGTCGACATGATCATCGCCGAAGGCTGGGAGCCGTTGCGGCCGATCGTCTCGCCGATCGCCGCCGCGATCGCTGCCGCCACGTCGGCCGAGGAGCTCGACGAGTTGCTAATCAAGTCGCTCGACCAGTCGAAAGTCGACGAGCTCACCGAGGCGCTGGCGCGCGCCGGCTTCGCCATTCGAACCGCGGAGGAAGGAGGGACGGACTGATGCTCTGCCTACCGACAGAGGTTTCCCGGCCGGTCTGCGGCTGCTGCGGGGTGCCGATCGCTTCAGTAAACGACCTTCGCAGTGGCCGCCCTATTCAAGTCAAAAATTTCCATGCCGTGCGATTGGTGGCAGGCTCGGCCAACGACACCAGCGCGGTATATCGATGCGAAAAGCATGTCGGTCGGCTGCCTTGCGTGATCAGCGGCTGCGGTCGGACCTTTTCTATGAAGGACGGCGACACGTACCACCACGCCGTCATGTGCGGCCGGCATTGGAGACTGGGGCCGAAGCGGCTTCGACATCGCGATCGGGCGCTTCGGCGTCTGGCGAAGAAGCGAGGTTGGACTGATCGCATCGCTTGGCTTCATCACCGAAATTGGGAAAGCGTTCGCCGTGCCGTCGAAGAAGGCGGACGCATCGATATGACCGAGATCAACGCGATTTTCGGTTGGGAATGATGAGCAACGCCGTCGTCGCTCGCCAGATCGCGGAACTGGAATCGAGGGAAGATCTGACACCGGTCGAGGTGCGCAGACTTCATCATCTCGTCGACGGCGAGCCGCGATATGGGCGGCCGCGCCCCAAATGGAATGCGCGGCATCGGTTGAAGGGACTGTGATGAGGATCGGACCGTTTCGCGCCGGATGGCGCCCAATCGATCGCGGCGAACAGCACCTTATCGGCCTCGAAGGGCCATGGGCGTGGGAAATCTTCGAACTGGAGCTGTTCGGCTTCGGCTTCGGCCTGATCTGCCGACCGGTGTTGACGCATGGCTGATATCAGCGCTTCCTTTCGTCTGCCGCCCGCCGAGACGGCCGAATATCTTCGCGCCAAGGGCTACACCGTCCAAGCGCGCTGGGATGAGACCTGGCAACAGGAACACGGCCGCTTCTTCACCGTCACGAAGATGATGAACGGCGCGCTGCTCGAAGAAGTGCGCCGCTCGCTCGATCGCGTATTGAGCGACGGCGGCACCTTCGAGCAATGGAAAGCGGGCATCACGCCCAAGCTAGAAGCGGCGGGCTGGTATGGCCGCGTGCAGGACCGCGAGATAACCGGCGTCGATCATGCCGTTTTCATCGGCCGCAACCGCCTTCGGACGATATACGACGCGAATCTTCGCGCGGCGCGATCGGCCGGAAAGTGGAAGCGGATTCAGGCGCTCAAGGAAGTCGCGCCTTATCTGATGTACGACGCGATCAACGATCGCCACACGCGCCCCGAGCATCGCCTGTGGGGCGGCCTGGACACCGGTCGGCCAATTATCCTGCCTGTCGACCACCCCGCGTGGTCGATCTATTTTCCGCCCTGCGGATGGGGTTGCAGATGCGGCGTCTCGCAGCTGAGCACGCGGACGCTCGCGCGCCGTGGCCTGCGAGTGACAACCGATGCCGAACTGGCGGCGCTCGGGTGGATCGGCCCGAACGGCGAGGTCGGCGGCGATCGCCGCGAGTGGAAGCGGTCGAACGGCGATACCGTGATGGTGCCGGCCGGCATCGATCCGGGCTGGGCATACAATCCGGGCGAGCACTTTCTTGAAGGGCTTGTCCCGCCACCGCCTGCCGGTCCGCTCGATCGCCCATATCCAATCGTTGGAGCGAAGCCTCCGATGCCGCCTGCGCGATCGCGCAGCTCGGCTGACTTCATCGATCCGAATAGCGGCACGCAGGCGGCGATCGACACCTTCCTCAAGCGCTTCGAAGGTCCGAGCGATGGCTCGACCGTCCTGACGAGCGACAAGCTGGGCGAGCCGCTCGTTCTGGACGAGAGCTTCTTCTATCGCGGCGGAGATCGCAACAAGCCCAAGCTCGACCGCGGACGTATTCAGGCCATCAACCTCATCGCCGATGCGCTCCAGGATCCCGACGAGATATGGTGGCATTGGGTAGACGCCAAGGCCCCCGACGGCTCGCCTCGGCCGCGGCTGTCGCGGCGCTATGTGGCGCGCTTCGATATCGACGGAAAGGAGCGGTCGTTCATCGTCGTCATGCAGTACGGTCAGGGCGGCTGGCGCGGCGTGACGGCGTTCAAGAACAGCGACCAAGCCTATCTCGACACCGATAATGTGAGGGGCGGCGTGCTCGCGTATCGCCGCGCCGAATCGGAGTGAGAATAGGCAAGCCAAAGCACGTTTTTGGCAGTCTTCCGGGCCCCCGAGCCGCCGGGGCCGAATTGGGACTGCTCAGCGCGTCCGCTGGGCGGTTCGCATCATATAACTCGGGAAGCGTTAACCAGCAACCAACGCCCGATTTTACGAGATCTTCGCGCGGTCATGGACCGCGACGGGGGCAGGAGCGCGCCAACGCTCCTAGCCGGCGGGTACTAGCCGCCACGACCCAACCGGTCCGCATTGGGCCGATCCCGCCACCCCTGCAGGGCACGGGCACAATCAATGGAAAAAGTTAATGAAAGGCACCACCTCTGCTCCGAGTCTCGCTGCGCTCGAACCGGCCAACTCATGCGCGCCAGCCGCTCCATGGATCGGCGGCAAGAAGCTCCTATGGCGACGGCTGTCCGGCCTGATCTCAGCCGTTCCTCACGACGTATATGCGGAAGTGTTCGTCGGAGGCGGCGGCGTGTTCCTGCGTCGCGAAGAGCGGCCTCGCTGTGAGGTCATCAACGATTGGTCGGAAGACGTATCCACCTTCTTCCGCGTGCTGCAGCGGCACTATGTCGCCTTCCTCGATATGCTTCGTTTTCAGGTCACGAGCCGAGCTCGATTCGAGCAGCTCGCTGGGACCGACCCTTCGACCTTGACGGATCTCGAGCGGTCGGCCCGGTTCCTCTATCTCCAGCGTCTCGCCTTCGGCGGGAAGGTGCGCGGCCGCAATTTCGGCGTGACGCTGACGCAGTCGGCGCGGTTCGACGTCACAAAGCTGGGCCCGGTGCTCGAGGCAATCCATGAGCGCCTGGCCGGCGTGATCATCGAGCGCTTGCGGTGGCAAACATTCCTCGAGCGCTATGACCGGCCCGGCACGCTCTTCTATTTGGACCCGCCATATTATGGGTCCGAGGACGACTATGGAAAGGAGATGTTCGACAGGGCGGAGTTCGCCGAAATGGCAGAGCAGCTCGCGTCGCTGCGGGGACGCTTCATTCTCAGCATCAACGATCATCCCGAGATCCGCAGGATCTTCGCCGCCTTCGTTTTTCAGGAGGTCGAAACCACTTATTCAGTGGCGTTGAAAGGCGATCGACCGAAGGCGCGCGAGCTGATCATCACCGGCGGTGGATCGCGCACTTGA